ACTATAACTGGATGAAATGGAGGTTCGCAACGTGGAAGACAAAATCGCCGGAATGGTGGGCTCCTGGGTGCTCTCTGGAGGGAAAGGATGAGTACCGATAAGTACTGCATTATCGGTGATCTTCACGGCCGAATAGAGACCCTCGATCGGATCCTAGAGCGCTCCTCTGGATACCACATGGTTATACTGGGCGACGCGATACACCATAAACCCTTCTTCAAACGGAGCAGGAAATCATCTCCCACGAAGATGCTCCTAAAGATCAAGCAGATGACAGAGGCTGGTGACGCTACGTTTATCATCGGCAACAACGAGAACTACATACTCAAGAACCTACTACTACCAAAATCCGAAATAAAACAGAAGGAAGTCAGATACACCCTAGCCTGCATCAAAGAACTACCACTAGAGAATCGCCTAGAGCTTCTTCACTGGATATCCAACTGCCCTCTTACCACGGAGTTTGACTCGTACGGTAAAACTTACAGGTGCGCTCACGCTTACTACGATCCTAACTACACCAGTAGTACCCGCAATAACGTACTCACGGGTATAGGATATCCGTGGTTTAAGAACGACCCACTCGAGAACCATATCAGTTCCGATGCCGAGTACTTCTTCGGTCACTACGGTTACCCGTACTTTCGCAAGAACCTCAGAATCGTCGACGCTACTAACTTCGAAGGAGTAGGCGCCTACTACACCGATCGCGAGGAATTCCTGATCTACTACTAAACCACCTTCCCAACCGGCCCTCTCCTCTTGACCGAGGAGGGGCTTTTGTGGTATGATTATCGTATCTAAATCTGGTACGTATGTCAAAACTCAATTCTCTGGGGTATGTTGTCCTCTCCGACTTCATGAACTCCAAGGTGTTTGGTGATGGCGTAACGGCAGAACATCCCGGCAAGAAGAAAGTGGACAGCATCTCCGAGGAGATGAAGGGATTCGGGGTGGAATTTCCAGTTAAGAATCCAAATAACTTTTTCATCGAGGACTTCTCGCTTCCCACCCTGCAAGCTGAGGACATTAAATCCCACTTCGACAAGATCTCCAAGGATGTTTGCGCTACGCGCATCCGACTAATGAAAGATTTCGCGTACACTGAGATCCCCGAGATCCCGGAATCCCCCTCTATTGAGTACACGGAAGGATGGGTTAAGTATCCCTTCGATGGCCAACCCAAGGAGGTTGACGGGATCGAGGAGAGAATCGCGGTGTTTGACTGCGAGACCTTCGTTAAAGGAAGCGATTTCGCTCATCCCATCCTCGCCACCGCTGTGAGCGATAAAGCTTACTACGTATGGATGCATCCTAGTTTTGTGGATCCCAGCATCCCCTACGAGCCCACTCTGGTACCGCTGGGACGCAAGGACGGAGTATTCATCGCCCATAACGTAGCCTATGACCGCCCTCGGACGCGGGAAGCCTACGTCCTCGGAAAAACCAACTCGTGGTTTGACACGATGTCCGCGCATATCAACGTATCCGGCCTAGCCTCAGGTCAGAGGTGGTGGTACATTCAGAAGCAGACAAAGAAATCCACGTATAAAGCGGATCCCATCTGGGCCGATAAGGGTGCCATGAATAACCTTATCGACTGCTATAACTTCCACTGCAGGCCCGCAGTTCCTCTGGAGCAGGAGGACAAGAAGATCCGTAACACCTTCGTGGAGGCAACTTCCATGGAGGAGTTTCAAGCCGATCGCGATAACCTCACCAAGTACGCCCTCAATGACGTTAAGATCACCTTCGAGTTATACTCGATTCTGGTGCTGAAGTACCTCCAGAATAACCCATCAATGACCACCCTTGCCGGACATTTCGGCATCTCCGCCGCCAAACTTCCGGTCGTTTCTGACTGGGACGGATGGTTTACAGACTGCGAGAGGAAGTGGGAGAGTTCTATCGCCCGACAGGAAGAGATCCTTGGCAAAATGGCCACGGAGATCTACGAATCGTGGAACGAGGGTGAACTCACGGACGAGGAGGTGAAGGATGACCCATGGCTCTCGCAACTCGACTGGGAGGCTAACTTCAAACTCACTAAGGCCGGTAAACCCAGCTCGAAGTGGTACGGAGTACCTAAATGGGTGAGAAGTGTCTCCGCCAAAGACCTGGTGGATGGTAAACCCGTAATCGAGGGTATCTCGACCAAAAACCGCCTCTCTCACCTACTCTTACGCCTTAAGTGGGGTGATCAACCTATCAAATTCTTCACGGACAAAGGCTGGTGTTTCAGAGACGAGGACAGTGGAGACTACGTACGTATCCCTCACAAAGACGGAGAGGGTGTTAATGTTGGCGGAGTGCTCACTAAGGACTACGTAGAGGACTTCGAGTCCGGGATCCTCAGTTCCGACCTCCCTCAGGCCAAGGAGCTTATCTCTCTCGCCGTGAATGTGGCTTACTGGACCAGTGTCCGCTCAAGGGTCCGGGAACAGAACGTGGAGAAGGTTCTCACTCCTAAGGGCGAGGAATTCTCCCTAATCATCCCTGCTTCCGTCCCGCACAACACCTCCACTAATCGAGCTGGGGAGAATCTCTGGTTGACAGTGCCGGATCCCAAGTACGACAAGATCGGTAGTGAGATCAAGACCCGCGTCCAAGCTCCCAAAGGTTACGTGTTTGTGGAATCCGACTTCGATGCCCAGGAGGCTGTCGTGGCATCGATCTTCGCCGACTCGTACCACAAAGTGGCCGGGAGCACTCAGTTCTCCCATTCTATTCTCGCGGGGTCTAAAGACGACGGGAGTGACATGCACTCTATGACCGCCAAAGCGATCGGGATCTCTAGAGCCGTGGCCAAAGGATGTAATTACGGTATGCTTTATGGTTGCGGGGCCAAGACCCTAGCCAATACTATCCGCAAAGGCAACAAGAACATCCCGATGAAGGAGGCGATGGAGATGGGCAGAAAGCTTATCAAGATCAAGAAGGGGGAGAAGGCTTCTCGCCTCTCTCAGACCCTCATTGGCGGATCCGACTCCTACGCCTACAATGAGATGGCGAGAATCGCCAATATGCCCTGCCCGATCAACCCTCTCAGTGGCACAAAGATGTCCACCGCGTTCCGCCCCTCGAGTGTAGGAACGGATTTCTGGACAATGCGGAATAACTGGTGTATCCAATCCACCGGAAGCGCTATGCTCCACGCCTTCATGACCGCTATGGAGTGGCTCATCTCCCATTACGAGCTGGAAGCTGAGTTCTGTATGAGTGTCCATGACAGCATCCTGTACCTCTGTCCCGAGCCCCAAGCGGAAAAGGTTGCTGCATTGTTTCAGGTAGCTCATGTCTGGTGCTGGGCCTGGATGCGGTATAATTACGGTATCTACGAGCTCCCGGTGGCCAACGCTTGGCTCTCCTCTATCGAGATCGATAAGATCTTTAGAAAATCCGCCGACTCGAGCACCAAGACGGTCTCGCAGCAGAAGGATGAGGAGAATGGCCGATCGGTCTCCGTCCAGGATCTGATTCCCGTGTTTAACTCCATGTTCCAAACGCCATGATACTCCAAACATTCGATGACGTAAACGATTACTTCAGAGCTAACTACGGCTTCTCCCTCTTCCTCAGGGAGGAGCCCACTCTTATGAACAAATCCAAGAAACCTACGAGATGGGTGGGAGCCGACGCTCCTAACGTGGTGCTTCTTCGACGAACTGGCTACCCTCCCACAAGGTACCCTAAGTCCCATGGTATAATTGCTAATGGAGGATACAGGCCCATATCCCTGTCTACCCTTCTCTCGAATATAAAGGAAGGTAAGAAACTCTTCCAAAAACTTTAATCTTTCAATCAGTTTAAAGTTAGTAAATTCGAGTGTTTTTCGATCCGGTAGCCCGTGTATCGCCGGGCACTCGTCATAGCATCTCTAACTCATCTATAAACAATTGCAGATTGCAAAGATGACACTGGAATGTTATGTTCCTTATCTTGGAGCTCATGAAGAAAACTTTTGTTACCCTAGCCATCGCGGCTCTTTCGGCTTTCCCTCTTTCTGCAAAAGCAGGACAACAATGCGGAGGAGCAAGTTACTACGGACTGGGGGACGGATATCAAGGTGGAATTACAGCATCAGGACGCAGGTTCGATACCTGGTCCAATCAAGCAGCGCACAAGTGGCTACCTTTTGGCACGGTTGTTACAGTGACTGCTAATGGTAAAAGCACTAAAGCAGTGATTACCGACCGCGGGCCATTTGTCGGCGGAAGGATCATTGACTTGTCTGCCGCATCTTTTAGCGCGCTAGGTCCTATTTCTAGAGGAGTTCATGACGTATGCATTTCCTGGAGATAATCCCACTCTAACAACTGAATAAAAAAGTAGCCCTGGTTAGCGCCAGGGCTTTATTTTTTGCTCAGGACTCAAGAACCGATCCTAGAAGGTAATGGATAATATTCGAGTCTGTTAAAAATCCCTCAACCACATTCACGAGCCCGAACTGCTTCTCTTGCTCAGCTACATCGCGCAGCAACTCGAGATCTGATCTGTACTTCATGCACAGTCCCATAAGCCGGCTAACCAGATCGAATCCCGTACTCCACTCGACCTCGGGGACCTCATTGAACACCCTTGCTGGGATCTCCATGCCAAGACCCCTGCCCTGCTCTGCTAGAGTATCTACGTGTCCGTCTAAAATGCCATAGACTCTCTCGAATAGAAGATGGAGCTGATAGAAATCACGTCCGACAACATTCCAGTGGGCGAGTTGGGCCGCTCCTCTGAAGCTGATGAGAGAAGTTAATACCGAAGGAAATAGTGGGTTCATGTTAAGTCTTTGTACGCTTTGTTTATGTTAAGCAGAAGATCCTGTTTTATCGAGGTGCCAGGTTCCGAGTTTGGTACTGTTCCGGCCTGATTTCTCCACAGAGCCGAGTCGATGTTGAGCTTAAACCACGCTGGATAGGGATCAGTGTTGTCCTTGTAGCACTTCCACACCTTCTGCAGTTGTCCTGATACAACTTTAGACTCATCTACGACTCTTGCTCCCTGCGAATCGAAGCTTAGCGCTGTCCTAGGAATGAATCTGTACGTGGCATTACCGTCATACGCCGAGTTGCAGGTGACTTCCAGATTGTCCGTGATATCCCTAACGCACCTAGCGTCCTCAACAACGTACTCCGAGTAGGTATCGACGGAGATCTTTCTCCGCCAGATTGCCAGACCGGTTGTCTTTCCGTCCGGAGTGAGTAGGCAACTACGTTGCGGTAGAAAGTCCTCGATAGAGATGGGATCGAAAGCAGCGCATGGTTGCGAGTAAAATCTCCCGTCTGAGAGATTCACCTCCACGGTGAAGTTCATCTCGTAGATGAATTGCGAGGCCTCCGTAACCTGGACAAATCTCCCCGCACCCGGCTCAAATCCTGTTTGGAATTCTAAACCTGGGACTTCGGGCACCCACCCAGTCACAGCGTCATAAATAAGGTCCATGAGCGGAAGGGCGAAACTATGCCCCTCCCTCTGAACTTGTTTCTGCACTATTGTGATCGAGTAATTAAGCGATCTGCTTCTCACGGTGGGGATGTAGGCGCCCTTGTGCGGATTGTTGGTGTTCTCGCTAGCGTAACTGACGATAATCATCGTCTGCTCCGAAACACGCCCTGACTCGTCGAGTTCCTCGGCGAGACGCAGGACCACGGCGCTCTGACCGAGCGTAGTGTGAATCCTCTTATGTAGTTGATTCTCGATCTCAAGAAGCATAACTTACCACGCGCCGCCGCTGATAAAACCCTGTAGTTCCCAGTTTCCGGTCAGATAGTTGTAAAGTAGAGCGTCTCCAGGTTTGACATTACGTGTAAAATTAACGTCGGATAGATCCTGGATCTTCCTGGTGCCCTCGAGCTCCACAATGTACTGCCTGAGTTCCGCCGCGGACTGCTTATACGCGGTGCCGTCAGGAAATACTCCTATTCTACCCGATAAGTTACCGTAGGTACCTCCGTAGTAACATCCTCCACCGGGTCCGTCTTGGATGAGTGTGAAAGCCGATCCGTCCGCAGGACCAGGGTTGAATGGATCGTAACCGTAGGGTTGGTTTGACATTAGAACGTATCTCCTAGTTTTAGTCCGTTGTAGTTATCAAAACTGCCGTCAGCGGATTCCGTCTCGTTGTTGGAGACCAGCATATCGCCATCGGCTGGGTCGACCGCGTCCTGCGTATTTGTAAAGGAGGCCAAGTCCCTCGTTGTTTCCAGAGCGTCGAATAGCTCGTTGACTTCGATTGTAGACTCGGGGATCGAGGACTCGATGCCCATGGACGAGGCGTTAAGCCCTTCGGATCTGACTCTGTTGTTGGAGAGAGCCTCCTTGCGTGGGAACTGCCACCAGCGATTGTTTC